TGATTTAAGCCCTGTGGGGGGGGCACCTCAGCACTGACTGCTGAGGCTCGGGCGCACGTTCTGCGCCGGTGTTAGTGTTTACTTGGCTTTCTTGTTTCCGGTGCGTCGGATAGCTTGTGGTTGTTTCTTCTTTCGTAGTGCCTGTTGTGGAGCGGAGGTGTATTCGCTGCGAAACTTTGGCGCTTGGATGGGGAGGTGGTTGAGTGGTCGTTTGTTGTCGTTTGGTGGCATTCGTGCAAACATCCGCAATAGTTGCATTGGGATGGTCATGGACGGTGCCACGGTTTCGACCGTGTTCATCAACCTTTGTCCCGTTTCTGATTTGAGGGCGTTGGCCAGAAACTGTTGGGGCGAGATGAGGCCCTGTATGAGCGCGTTGAAGCGGCTCAGAGGTGTTTTCTGGAGTCCCTCGAGAAGCTTTCCGGAGTGTGCCATGCTGTCCAGCCCTTCGACTCTCCGTAGTGAGTTGTGTGCGTTTTGCACGGAGTGGCTGAGTCGTTCGCTGGAGGTGGGCACGAGGAAGCGGTAGTCGTCATCTGGTACGTATTCAAAGTGGGAGATGAGCTCGAACTCGAGGCAAGTTGTGTCGACTGGTAAACCGGTGGCAAAGAAGTAGATCTGTATGCCAGCGTCGATGATTCGGTCTCCGTGTGATACGGACATCGCGTCATCTGGTTTCCATCGCATGATGAAAGTGCTTGCGTCGACTTTCCTAATGTGCGAGTGTGGCTTGTTGTACCAGGTGGTAGCGTTGGTCGAGCTCTCGAAGTCGGGGGTCATGTATGCGTAGAAGACCCCGGAGCTGTCGAGAAGCTTTCCGATGTAGTTCACCTTTAGGTAGATGTCGTTGACGTAAAAGTTCTTGGTGACTAGGGTTGAACCACTGATTGGTCCTGCTGCGATCTTGTCGCTCAGTGTCCCTCCAACAATGTCGATGTCAGTGGGTAGCGATGAGGTTCGCACCCAGTTAGCTGAGCTGTTGAATTGGGATACGGCGACGACGAGTGAAGCAGTTCCGGTGGTCGATGTTTTCAGCGTGAAGCGTTCGCGTTTGCATGCTGAGGCTGTGGGTATGTTGCCGGGGATGTAGTGTTTTATCCCTGCGCTGTGGTCGGCAATTAAGTGCTCTTGTATCGTTGTCTTTAGAGCTTTGGCGTTGGCGTTGTCTGCGTCGCCGGTCTTGGCGACTTTCTTTTCTGATCCGAAGATTCCCCAGGTCATGTGATTTGATTTGGGGGTGGGGTCTTCCGTCTTGGCCGGTTCTCGGCGGATTGTGTTTGTGAGGCTGGTGCCGTCGTCTGCTTGGACACGGTTCTGTGTGTATTCCATGTAGCTTCGGCCGTAACGACGCCCAGTGGTGTATTTGCGGTTGTCACTGTCGTCGAAGTGATACTGGGGTTTGCCTAGTAGGGTCTTTGCGTCAGCGACTTCGATTGTCGTTGGGGCGGAAGCGGCCTTCATGGAGTAGATGAGGTTCTCAATTGCCTGCCGGTCGAGGCGCGTTTCGTATTTCCAGAACAAAAACCACTGGATCTCACCGACTACGTCACCGTAGAATGGTGTGTTGTCTTGGGCGATGTGTCGGTAGTAGTACTCCTTGGTGTGTTGTACGATGTGGGTGGCTTTGGCGTGGATGGATGCGGATGCGTGCTTTCCGGGCAGGGTGTCGGCGAGGTTAAGTTTGTCGAGGAAGGCGTGATTACTTAGGTATACTGCGCGCGAATGGAGTTCGGGGTGTCTGATCATTTCTTTGTTTGATCCATAGTAAACCCGTGAGTTCGAAAACGTCTTCTGTATGTCTCGCACGAGCACTTGGTTCCCGAAGTAGTCGACGAATGTCGTTTTGCTGCAGAAGTCGAGGCGGGCGCTAGGTCCGCTCATTGTTTTGCGGACTTTGCAGGTGAGTCCGAGTGCTGCGTAAGTGTCGGTGGCGGTTGTCTTGTACTCGTTCAGGAGAGCCGTTGGGACGCGTTTGGCGGAGTCATCGCCTGCTCCTGCGATGATTGTCGTTTGCAGTGATTTTGTGATCAGTCCAGTCCAATGTCTTTGGGCATAGATGTATCGGGATATGGCGACGTTATACATCGTGTTGCCCCACGTGGTTTCGATGAATCCGCCTGATGGAGTTGTGCCGTGCACGGTCACTTGTAGTAGTACTGTGTTCGCGTAGGTGACGTTGAGGACGTGGTTGCGGTCGTCAAAAAGGCGGCGGAGGAGTTCGTCTGCGTGCTGTGTGAACCAGGGTTGCTGGGCGAGGATGGGGCGGATCTTGTCGTACCAGTAGGCTTCTCTGGCCTTCATGAAATCGTGTGGCACCGACGAGTCGTATGAGCTAAAGTCTTCGTAGACCATTGTGTAATCTGGGTCGGTGGTGACGATGTTGAGGTAGTCTTCCTCGTGGGCGCGGTAGATGAAGGCCGGGTCAGCGTGTTTGGCCATTTCGAGCAGTAAAGTGTTAATGGGGGCGAGGAAGTTGTACTGCCAGTTGACCGATCCGATGCTTCGAGGCCGGTTTGTCATGCGAGCTTTAAGGGCGTGTGGTGTTTCGTTTAGGGATGCCCACACCCTTCCCTCTTCTCCGGACTTTGGGAACTGCGCGTACACGCGGCGGTTTCGGTGGTCGCTGTAGTCGAACTTCGCGCGCTTCCCGTTGAGGCAATAGTCGAGGAACAGGTCCCATGAGTCGTTGTAGAGCCTCTTCTTGTTTGGACTGATGTCGGGGTGTGTGAGCATGTATGTCTGCATGTTGATCGGTCCTGGACGGTATGTCGTGAAGTCGTACTTGTCCCATGTCGTCGTCGCGAGTGCAATCAATTGTTGTAGTCTTACGGTGTTGGGTTCGGCAGTCGGCGCGAGTTGCCGATTGAGCATGGCGGCGATTCCGGCGAGTGGTGAGGCGTGGTTGCAGGCGTAGCTCGCGAGAATTTGGTTGTTGGCGGCATCGACGAACGTGTGTCCGGTGATTGTGGCGCATTTTGCTTTGGTGATTGGGTGTTGCGTGGCGTGTGTAATTGCGTATTCGATGTTGGACACGTCGACGACTGCGCGTAGGACTTTCGGGTTCGTTGTGAGGTTGCTCCAGGTTATGTCAGTCGAATTGGTGTTCTTCAAGAGCATGTCCGTGTGCAGGTTGTAGTTCGGGTCGTTGTCGACGGTGGCCATTTTCTGCGCGATGGCCTTGGTGGATTTGCCGTGCTTCATGGTAATGCGTTTGTCGTTGAACCATGATGCAGCGAGGGTTTGGAGGGTTGATCCGAGTAGCGTATCTCGCGGTGTGTTGTGCGGGGTGGGATTCGTCATTTGTGTGCCGCGACTCGCTAGGTACGTCGATGCGAAGCCGGTGGTGTCGCGGGTGTGGGCGAGGTAGTTTGAGTAGACCTGGTAGGTCGTATAGGCTGCGCTGAGGATCGCGGCGGCGGCGAGTAGAAAACCGCCGACCCCGGTTGAGGCCGTGATGACGAGGGCGGTGGTGACGAGGGCGCTTCGTCCTGGCGCGAGGAACGCGAGCCGGTCGGCGGTGGATCCGAGTGTCCAGGCCGTGCGCTGGGCCGTGTGCTGTTCGGCGAGTCGGACGAGGGCGATGGCGGTGTGGGCGGATTGGACGTCATTTTCGATGAGCCCGCTGCGCAAGTCTCGGTCGGTTGCTGCTGGATGCATTGCGAGCTTTGTAGAGATCGTGCGGAAGTCGTTCCAGCAGACGTCGGCTGGGGTGCCCTGTTTGTACCCGGGATGTGCGTCCGTGTCGATGTCTCCTTGGGGGTAGAATAGCGTGTGGCTCGTCATGTTCCAGTCACGGTGCGTGATGCTATGGGTTGAGTAGGCGTGTGGCGCTCGGAGAGAGGGGTGTCGGTAAGCGGCGGCTTGTTGTCCGTTGACGCGGACTTCGATTTCGTGGGTGGAGGTCCATTTCGCGGTGCCCTCGTTGAGGAAATGGAGACGCCCGAAGTCGTGGTGATATTCGTTGTATACCGCGTAGTGGTATGTGCGCTCGTTTGCGCGGTTTGGGGCGTGGAGGGTCCTGTAGTAATAAATGGTGTCGACGTGCCGGACCAGTAGCGGTGTGTCGACCCAGCGCTGTCTGGCGCAAATATCTTCCCATTTCTCGACGAGGACCTCGTAGGTGACGGTGAGGTTGCCGTATACGATTCCGTGCAGCGGTGGTGGTACGTTCTCGCTGAGGTAGATGGCGTCGTATTCGCCTAGGTTGGGTCGGGATGCGATTAGATGAATGTGCAAGGGGTGCGGGGTGTATTGTTGTAGCCGTTGTAGGCGCTCCGTCCAATTGCGGAACCAGGATGCAAATTTGCTGCCGACGTCCATGACAACGATGCGCTCGTCGGGTCGCGAGATCTTTGAGATCATGGAGATCATCCGGTTGTCCATGGCGTTGACAGATGCATCTGTGATGAAGCGCGAGTTGGCGTGGGCGGACACTTCGGGGCGATCGTGATGGGACGCGGCGTGTATCAGTGTGGCGCCGGGCACGCGGAGGTTCTTGCTAACGGTCTCGAGGACGCTCGGGGAAACGGGGCCTTTGGTGGGGACGTCTAGTCGCTGGTGCCCGTTCCACCGCGTTATCTCTGGGAGATCGTTGATCGGCGCGACCGGAGTTAGCGAGGTTCCGGTCTGTTGTCCGTTGTTCAGTATTGCGTAGTTTCGTCGGCGTTCGGCGTCGAGGCGGGGAGTGGCGGAGCCTCGTAGACCGTTGTCGTGCGTGCTGGTCGCGTCCGTTTCTGGTGCGGGTGGCGTGATAATTGGCGGAACGTCCGCGATGAGAAGGATCTGTTGGTCGCCCATTCTGGTGTTGATGACGTGTTGGCGCGATCCGGCGGGCATGATGTAGTGTCCGGTGAGGTTGTCCCGCAGTACGGTGGTCTTGGTGTAAGCGGTGACAAGCTCGGTATCCGGCCACTTGTAGAATTTGCGGGTCGCGTGCATGAAGGATTGTTTTGTCATTTTAATGGGCCCGAGATTTGCGAGGATTTGGAGATCAGCGCGCAAGAGTGCCATGTTTGGGCGTGTGTATGTGATGCGCGATATGAGCTGCCGGTGATAGTCGTCGTCGTTCAGTGCCCACGTGTCTGCTTCCGCGTATGCCGCGATTGCGTCGAGGCGTTCTTTCTTGGTAATGGCGGCGGCGGATAGTGGTGATGCGTTTTGGCAGTATATCGCGGTGGCGTCGGTGGCGGTCAGCTGTCTTGTTTTACGACTCTGCGTGTAGGTGTGGGTCTGTTTGATCGTCTTCACGTGGTTGGGCGCGCTGTTCAGGTCCTGGAGTGCCAGATGTTGCGTCAAATCAAGGACGTAGGCGGTTGCAAGAGCTCCGAGATCAGGTCGCAGGGAATACGCGTAGCTGTTGTTGTCGTGGACGACGTTATAGCTGGCGCGCGGCATATTAGCCTGGTCTTCTGCGATCATGGAGGTGAGGAGGAGTTCGGTGCTAACGACTTCATGCTTGAACAGGAGGACGCTGACGTGGCCTGTACCGTCGGTGTTGAGAGTTTCGATGAGACCGCTTTTGAAATGGCCGGCGTATGTAGTGTGCCCGTCGGTTGTTGGGGTGTAATAGCTGAAACCGAGGGCATTCGTGAGGGCGACGGCGGCTTCTTTTTTCATGTAGCCTGTGGCGAGAATCTGCGTGCGAGTGGTGTGGGGCGTTGGGTATTCGATGGGAGTCGATAGGGCGAAGTGCAGCATTCGCAGGCCGGTGTGGACGCATGAGCCGTTTGATGTGGGAAGATGCACGTGGTCCTTGGTGGCATATATGAGTTGTGGTGCGAGGCGGGCGGGGTCGCGGTCCTCTACAATCTCGTGTACAACATCTCCGACCATACCCACACGGTCGCAGTCGGGCATGGTGACTGCGGTGCAAGGGAAAGACCGGGGTATGGGCCGGGAGACGGGGGTCGGGGCGGACAAGCTAGAAGTGGAAATCTCGATGGTAATTTCTGGCTCGTCGCGGCACTGGTGTTTGGGCCGGGACAATTGGGCGAGGTATTCTCGAATTGATTCGTAAGTGGTGCGATGTGGTTGTTTTTTGGATGTTTTGATCATCATTTGGG